TCCCACCGCATCCAGCGCCTCTGCTGTGGCCGTGCCTCAGCTGACACCCGCCGCCCTGGACGCCTTCACCATCTTTTCGGCCCTGGCCGAGCTGTCCAGTGATGCTCTCAACCCTGTAGCCATCATGAACCGCAAGACCTTCTTCAACGGTTTCATGGCGCTCTCTGACACCACCAAGCGGCCCATCTACAACGTGGTGGTGGAGAACGGGCGGCCGGTCTACTACCTCAACGGGGTGGAGGTCCTGTTCTCGGATCAGCTGGCCCCCATGACCGAGATCATCGTGGGCGACCTGGACGGTATGATCCGGCTTCAGCCTGATGGGGATGAGGTGACCTTTGTCACTGATCCCTACTCCCTGGCTGAAGCTGACAAGATCAAGATCGTGGGCAAGCTGTTTGCCGGCTTCGGTGTGGTCCGGCCCAAGTATTTTGTGCGCGTGACCGTCACGCCCGCTTCCGGGGGCTGATCATGAGGGCCCGCATTACGCAGACCCGCACCGTAGTGTGTGGGCCCGGCTCCATCGTGGAGATCACCCAGGACCAGTTTCTGGCCCTGGGTGACGCCGCGGTGAAGGCGGAGGTGTCGGATTTGGACACCAAGAAGACCGGCAACAAGAAGACCGGCAAGAAGGAGTGATTCCCTATGCTGGAGCAGGTCAAGCTGGCCTTGCGGATCACCACTGACGACTATGACCTGGAGCTGCAGAACCTCATCTATGCCGCTCTTGGCGACCTGGGGATCGCCGGTGTGGAGATCCACAGTGAGATGGACCCTCTGATCCTACGGGCGGTGATCACGTACTGCAAGGTGCAATTTGGGGATGCCACAGAGGGACAGTGGGACCGGCTGAAGGCATCCTACGATGAGCAGAAGGCCCAGCTCAGCACCGCCACGGGCTACACGGACTGGAGGGATGGCAATGGCACTGTCGGACGTGATCCTGCTGGTGTCGGTGACTGCCTCTGAGCGGGACCCTAACGGCGTCCCCATTGAGGTAGAGACCAACCGGCAGATCTACTGCAAGGTCACATCTGTCTCTCAATCAGAGTTTTTCGGCGGCGGCCGGAACGGCCTAAATCCCGAGCTCAAGTTTCAGGTTTTCGCCGGAGATTACCAAGATGAGCCTGTTGTGGTTTATAAGGGCCGCAGGTATGCGGTCTATCGGACCTACCTGGTCCCCGGCACCGATCGGCTGGAGCTCTACACCGAGCGAAAGGGTGGAACCAATGGCCAGAAAAACACCGGTTGACAAGCTGGCCTCGGAGATCCAAGCCATCCTGGATGAGTACGGCAATGAGGTCACTGTGTCGGTGGATGAGGCCGTCAAGGAGGTCGCCAAGGCGGGAGCCAAGGCCCTCCGGGCCGAGTCCAAGCGGACCTTCGGCGGCAGCGGCGCCTACGCCAAGGGCTGGACCTCCACTGTGGAGACCGGGAAGCACTCGGCCCAGGGGACCATCTACAACGAAGACATTCCCGGCCTGCCCCACCTGCTGGAGCATGGCCACCTGAACCGGGACGGCAGCCGGACCCCCGGCCGGGTCCACATCGCCAAGGTGGAAAAGGAGATCGTGGAGAAGTTTGAGGAGGAGGTGTACAAGGGGCTGTGACCTACGAAGAAGTCAAGTCTTTGGTGGAGAGCTTCGGGCTCCCCTACAGCTACTATCAGTTCCCCCAGGACACGGACCGGGAGCCTCCCTTCCTCTGCTTTTTCTTTGGCAGCAGCGACGACCTGTACGCCGACGACCACAATTTCCAGCGGATCCGGGGGCTCTCCATCGAGCTCTACACCGACCGCAAGGCCTTTGACCTGGAGGAGGAGATCGAGAGCCGCCTGGAGGTCCTCCACATCCCCTACTACAAGGAGGAGGTCTACCTGGACAAGGAACGTATGCACATGACCAGCTACGAGATGGATGTAGTTATTACCTCAAAGGAGGAAGATCGAAATGGCTGAAAATAAGGTCAAATTTGGCCTGAAAAACGTACACTATGCCACTATCACTGAGGGAGAGGATGGAACCATTACCTACGGAACGCCCAAGCGGCTGCTGGGCGGCGTCAACCTCTCTCTGTCTGCCCAGGGCGAGTCCAGCGAGTTTTATGCGGACAACATCCTGTTCTACGCCACCGCCGCCAACACCGGCTATCAGGGCGACTTGGAGGTGGCCCGTATCCCGCAGTCTTTCCGGCAAGATATCCTGAAGGATGTGGTAGATCCCAATACTGGGGTCCTCTACGAGAATGCCGCCGCCGAGCCGGCTCACTTTGCCCTGCTCTTTGAGTTTTCTGGGGACCAGCATGCCGTACGTCACGTGATGTACGACTGCACGGTGACCCGTCCCTCAGTGGCCTCCAGCACTACCACCAACGTCAAGGAGCCCGTCACTGATACCATGCAGATCACCGCAGTGCCTCGGGCAGACGGTATCGTTAAGGGCTCTACTACCGACAAGACGCCCACTGCTACATATAACAGCTGGTTTACCGCTGTTGTAACGCCTCCCGCCAATCTGTTGGACCCTACCGCTCCGGCGGTGGACTGAGGGCGTTGGCATGGAGAGGACAGTAATCATTGACGGAAGAGAGGTCCGTTTCCGGGCCTCTGCTTCCGTCCCCCGGCTCTACCGCATCAAGTACCGCCGGGATCTGATCGCCGACATGGCGGCCATCCACAAACAGCTCCAGACCCAGAAGGCCGAGACCGGCGCCGAGCCCGAGCTCTCCACCCTCCCCATCGAGACCCTGGAGCTCTTCGAGGACGTGGCCCACATCATGGCCAAGCACGCCGACCCGGAGGGTGTCCCCAGCTCGGTGGAGGAGTGGCTGGAGGGGTTTGACACCTTCTCCATCTACGCCGTTTTCCCGGTAATTATGGAGCTTTGGGCCCACAACATGGAGACCCTCAATATCCCGCAAAAAAAATGAGACCCACTGAGCGTGAGATGACCACTGCACTGCTCCACCTGCGGACAGTGCAGCTGGGCATCTCCATTGGGGATCTGGACCTTCTGACTATCGGCATGCTCAACGACATGTTCGCCGAGCTCAGCAACGACCGGGACGGCTCCTACGCTCAGTTGGCCACGCAGGAGGACATGGACATTTTCGCCAGGGGGTGAGCCTATGGCAGCCAAACGCAATATCAAGGGCATCACCATTGAGATCAATGGTGATGTGACCAACCTGGACAAGGCTCTTAGCTCGGTGGATAAGTCCCTCAAGACCACTCAGACCAACCTCAAGGACGTGGAGAAGCTCCTGAAGCTGGACCCCAAGAACGTGGAGCTGCTGGACCAAAAGCAGCGCCTCCTCTCCCAGCAGGTGGAGCAGACTGCGGATCGGTATGAGCTGCTGAAAAAGACCATGGAGGAGTCCACGGCCTCCAACCCCCGCTACGAGAAGTGGGAGAAGGCTCAGGCCTCTCTTCAGGGGCAGATCACCAAGACTGAGAAGGCCCTGTCGGCCCTGGAGAAGGAACAGAAAAAGCTCCAGGCCCTGGGTTTTGACGCCGATACCACCCAGATGGCAGAGCTCCAGGAGCAGATCGACGCCACCCGGGAGAAGTCGGCGAAACTCCACGAGCAGATGGCCGCCACCTACGAGAAGCTGGGACGGCCCATCAGCGTGGACCAGTATGACGCCCTCCAGCGGGAGCTGGTAGAAACCAAGAAGGACATGGAGGACGCGGCCAAGGCAGCCGAGGACTTCTCCCCTGAGCTGGCCACCGCCGCCGCCAACGCCCAGGAGCTGGCCGGCAAGATGGAGGGCGTCTCCTCCAAGGCCAAGTCGGTCAGCTCCACCATGGCCCCGGTCACGGCTGGTATTGTAGCCGCCGGCGCGGCCATGATCGCAAACGTGGCCGCTACCGACGAATACCGGGCCAAGATGTCCATGCTGGAGGCCAACGCCCAAAGCCTTGGAGTGAGTATGGGCACGGTGGAGGAGGCCTATGCCCGTTTCTATGCCGTGTCCGGGGACGCCGAGGCATCCATTGAGGCCGTCTCCAACCTCCTCAATGCTGGGCTGGATGACAACAGCCTGCTCCGGGCGGTGGAGGATATTTCGGGCGCCGTCATCAGCTTCCCCGATACCCTGAAGATCGAAAGCCTGTCTGACAGCCTGCAGGAGACTCTGGCCACCGGCGAGGCCACCGGCCAGTATGCCGAGCTCCTGGAGCGGTTGGGGGTCAACCTGGACACCGTAAACGCAAACATGCAGCAGGCCACCACCCTGGAAGGCAAGCAGACCATCGCCCTCCAGGAGTTGGCCCAGAAGGGCCTTGGAGATCTTTACCGAGGCTGGGAGCAAAACAACCAGGGCCTCATCGAGAACCGAAACGCCACCAGGGAGTTTCAGGACGCCATGGCCAACCTGGCCCAGGTGTCCCTCCCAGTGGTCACTACCCTCACCGAAATGGTGTCCGGCCTGGTCAACTGGTTCGCCAATCTTCCCGACGGCGTCCAGAAGACCATCGTGGTGATCGCCGCCCTGGTGGCGCTCATCAGCCCCATTGCGGGAATCATTTCAGCCATTACTGGAGCCATAGGCGCATTCTCTGCGGTTACTAAGGTAGCTTCCGCAGTGGGCACACTATTCTCTGTTCTGATGAGCTCATGGGCGCTTAAAATCGCTTTGGTCGTGGCCGCCTTGGTTGGGCTTATTGCACTGCTTAAATGGCTCTTTGGTAACAAAGATGAAATAGAGGATATAGACGTGGATTCCCTCACCTCGGGCCGTGGAGGCTCCTCCGGCGGGGCCGGCTCTTCCGGCGGAAGAGGGATCCGCGGCTTTGCCTCAGGAGGCGTCTTTGAGCCCAATTCACCCATCCTGGGTGTGCTGGGGGATAATACCCATGAGCGTGAGGTGGCAGCGCCGGAGTCCATGCTCTCCGAGCTCCTGGATGAGGCGCTGCTCCGCGCCGGCGGCACCCAACCCACCGGCGACCAGAGGGCCTCCATGGTTCTGGACGGCCGCACCTTCGCCCGGCTCATCTTCCCCTATCTCCAGGGGGAGGCCCGCCGCATGGGCACCACCATCACCACGTAAGGAGGCATAGCTATGGCCCGTACCCCCATCGTTATGGACGGGATCACCTATCATGTAGGCATCCTCTTTGACCCGCCGTTGGAGGAGTCCTTCCGCATCGAGGACGGCCCCAATGCGGGGGTCTCCTTGGCCGGCACCGATATCCGGGACATCCGGGGCACCTACTATGACCATACTCTCTACGTGGAGCAGGATCCCGCCTATCCGGGCGACTATACCGCCTTTTACCGGGCCATCTCGGCCCCGGTGCCCAGCCATACCGTCACCATGCCCCACGATGACGGCGATATCACCTACTCCGCCAAGGTCCTCTCCGGCACCCGCGAATACCGTGGCCGCCTGGCAGGACGGCGGATCTGGAAGGGTCTGAAGGTCCAGCTCGAGGCCACGGCGCCCCAGCGTGTCCCCGGAGGTGACGGCAATGGCTAACACCGTCACCTACCGGGGCGTTACTTATCCCCAGTCTGCCATGACCGTGGGCACCCAGTTTGACGTCCAGTCCCTGGACAACCGGAAGCTGGAGGTGGGCAACTTTTCCATTGAGATCGATTCCGACGACCCCACCATCGTCAATTTTAACCGCAATGAGCCCCTGATCTACAACCGGGACGGGGTCACGGTGGCCATCTACTACGTCCAGAACATCAAGCGCGTGGGGAAAAGATCCTACCGCATCGACGCCACCACAAGGCTTGACCTCCTCCTGGGCGTGGAGCACCTGGGCGGTATCTACGACGCCGCCCCTGCTGCCGAGGTCATCACCGATATCTGCAGCCCCATCCCGGTCCAGATCGACAAGGCCTTCGCCGAGGCCAAGCTCACCGGATACCTCCCTATAGCCTCCAAGCGGGACAACCTGGCCAAGGTCCTCTTCCGCCTTGGGGCCGCCCTCAAGACCAAAGTGGACGGTTCCCTCCATGTCACATCGCTCAGGCGTGGGGTCAAGGCCACCATCCCGGCCACCCGGATCTACGCAGACGACGCCGACGTGGACTACCCTGACAAGGTGACCCGGGTGGTCCTCACCGAGCACCAGTACATCCAGGGCACCGAGACCGTCAACCTCTTTGAGGGCTCCTCTGCCGAGCAGACCACCCTCAAATTTACCGAGCCCGTCTATGACCTGGCGGCCACCGGCTTTACCATCGTGGAGAGCGGGGCCAACTACGCCGTAATCAGCGCCGGCACGGGCACCCTCACCGGGACAAAATACATCCATCAGACCCGGGAGGTCTCCCGGGAGATCCAGCCCGCCCCCACCGAAAAGGTGGAGACCGTGAATGACCAGACGCTGGTCACCATCCTGGAGTCCTCCGCCATCCTGGACCGTCTGGAACAGTACTATCTCCACCCCGACCGAATCCAGGCCTCAGTGGCCCGGCAGAATGAGGCCGCCGGCGACGTGGTGGCCATCCACCACCCCTACACCGGCGAGACCGTGGAGGGCACCATCGAGAGCCTGGACGCCGAGCTGTCCTACACCATCAAGGCCCGGGAATCCATCCTCATCGGCTTCTGGCCCTTTGACCCAAACGCCGGCGTCTATAACCGGGTGGCAGTCATTACCGAGGAGTCGGACTTTGTGGTGCCCGCCGGTGTCACCAAGCTCCGGGCTGTGATCATCCAGGGCGGCAAGGGCGGTAACAAGGGCAATCCAGGCAGCCCGGCCGCCGGCAATACCAGGCAGTCCATATCATACTCCGATGAGAAGGGCGTTATCTCCTGGCCCGGCGAAGGCGGCGAGGGTGGCGAGCCCGGCCAGGCGGGAAGCCCGGGAAAAATATCAGTTGTAGATATTGACGTCAAACCTGGACAGGTGATCCATGCTGTCCCCGGTGTGGGAGGCATTGGAGGAAAGTATGCCGATGAGACAGGGGAAGGCGCTGAGGGGACCCACTCTGTCTTTGGCGAGTATTCCTCCGAATCCGGGGTGATCTTTCCCGCTGGGTGGGAGGAAGTACTGTCCGGCGACATCTACGCTACCCCGGGCCGGCTGGGGATCAAAGGGGGAAAGGGTAGCGGATGCAGCAGTGAGAGCGGACACCCGCTGGTTCCCGGGGATCCCATCACCGTGGACGGCCAGACCTGGAACCCAGGCGCCAGCTATCGGGATCAGAGCTGGCGCCTGGATGCCGGTAACTATAACAGTTATAACGGTTATTTCCTGGGGATCATAACCGGCTCCCAGGGGGGCGGTGCTGCATATGGAGCACATGGCTATGACGGTGCGGTTCCCTATGTTAGAGATGATGACCCCGGTAGTAACATTATGTGGGGACAGTATAACGCATCGGATGATGGTATTATACTAGGAAAAGAACCGCCTAATGATATAGTAGCCGCTTATAAGACATCTAAAAGCGAATTACTCTGGGGTGGTTTGGGTGCTACTGCGCTTCCCTTACCGCCTGAAACGACCATTGGCACAGGTGGGCCGGGAGGAAATGGCGGAGGCGGGGGTGGAGCTCCGGCGGCCGCACAGGCGACCAACCGATATAAATCCGGCTTGACGGCAGGGCGTGCCCGAATTTGGAGTGAGCCTACTGCAAGAGGCGCTTATGGCGGAGATGGCTCCGATGGCTCTGACGGCGGGCCTGGCGGAATATTTGTCTATTATCATGTGGATGAAGAAGAGGAAGGAGTGTCTTTGCCATGAGAACCCAAACTGTCACCTGCGCTCAGTCTACCATCACGCTGGGCCGAGCTGGGGAAAACCAGGCCCAGGAGATCCTCTTTGATATATCTGGCTGGGAGGCGTCCTTTGGCCCTGGCTCGGTCTCTCTCCTGGTCCGCCGGCCGGGAGATCAGGAGCCCTACCCGGTCACACTCACGGTCACCGATGGCATTGCCTCCTGGGTTGTGTCTAATTTAGACACCGCATCTCCCGGATTTGGCCAGGCCGAGCTTATCTATCTGGTGGATGACAAGGTGGTGGCCTCCCGGGTATGGCAGACCTTTGTGGCAAACTCCCTACTGGCCAGCTCTACGGACCCCACAGCCGATCCCTGGGCTGAGTATGTGGCCACCGTCACCCGGGCCGCTGCCGAGGCCCAGGCGGCCGCCCAGAAGGCCCAGGACGCACTTGCTCACCAGCCCATTATCCAGCAGGGAACTTGGTGGATCTGGGATCCTGACACTGGCGCTTATAAGGATACTCACCAGCCCGCGGAAGGTCAAGAAGGCCCCCAGGGGCCTCAGGGGGAGCCCGGCCCCATCGGTCCCCAGGGACCACAAGGCGAACCCGGACCTCCGGGTGAGAGCGGCATAACTGAAGCCGACGCGGACAAGCGTTACCTGCGTCTGGTGGGCGGAACATTAGAGCCTACCAGTAAGATCACTCAAACATATGGACAATGGTCATGGGAGCTGGACGCCTCATCTCTAACTTTTGCCAACAAGCAACCCGACGGGGTGGAGTATTACATGGATATTGGAGCGGACAGCTTTGGATGGGGAAGCAACGAGATCTCAAATGCCATATATGAGAGCTTTGCAACTCTGGGCAATATAAGCCTGTGGTGGGACTGGTTTGGTACTCTTAATCTGAGCGTCACCAGGCTGAATGGCATCCCGACGGTCACCGACGCGGACAAGGACTCGCCGGACTACGCCGCACAAAACAGCGACGCAGCCAGCGTTGGGTATGTCCGGGCGGCGCTGGAGGCCCAAATCGGCGACATCAACAGCGTTTTGGACGCTATCAACGGGGAGGAGGTCTAACATGGGTACTACGGCGGCAAAGCTGCAGGCTATTGTGGCCGCCAAGGCGGACATCGGGGCGGCAATCGCTGAGCAGGGAGGCACGGTCCCACAGACCCTTGCCGCCTACGGCGACGCCATCCGGGCGTTGCCTGGGGGGGGAGGGTTTGAAATCGTCAAAATCGGCGATGATCGCGCCGCCCTGGATGACCTCGCATGCTTTGCCACAAATACGCTTTCCATGTATAACACGCCCTTCGGCGGTATGGTCAAGATTAGCGTTACGCCAGGGCAAGGCTCAATCGTAGGCACTAAAGACACCACAAATCAAAATGAACACATATATCCGCTTACAGCCTATTCCAATGTTCCATGGCCTGACAAGCTGTTTTCTGGGGAAAATGCTCCAAATGTTTCAGGGGCTTCCGAGATTTATATTCCTCTAATCCGTATCGGGGGGATTCAGTGTAGCACTCCATCTTCTGCATCTTCCTTTACGGAGCTCGTGCAATTCTATTTATGTATCAACCGAGCCGGATATGCGGCGCTGAGGTTCAGTTCAGGGTCCAACTATCTACCCGAAAAAATACAGATTAAATGCACTGGCCCTGGATTCCTTGTAGGGTTCTGCCCGTTCACATGGGGATGGTAATCCGCCAGAAAGGAGATACACATATGACTGAACAACAGTTGAGGGCGTCAGTAGTTGACGCCGCGGAGAGCTGGGTGGGGTGCAAAGAGGCCAACGGCACCCACAAGCCCATCATCGACCTGTACAACAGCCACAAGCCTCTTGCCCGTGGCTACCCCCTACAGTACAACGATCAATGGTGTTCCGGGTTTGCCAGTGCGGCGGCGATCAAAGCCGGGCTCACAAATATTATCCCCACGGAGGTGGGCTGTGGGGAGCACATCAAACTGTTCCGGGCCTTGGGAGCCTGGGAGGAAAATGACGCTTACGTCCCCAAGCCGGGAGACTACCTGTTCTACGACTGGCAGGCAGAGGGGGAAGGGGACAACGTGGGCTGGGCCGACCATGTGGGCATTGTTACCGCCTGTGACGGTAAGACCATTACCGTCATTGAGGGGAATAAGGATCACGCCGTAGGTTATCGCCGGGTGCCGGTGGATGGGCCCACTATCCGGGGCTTCGGCGTTCCCGACTACGCCTCCCTGGCGGACAAGCCCCAGAAAAAGGATCCCTGGTGGCAGCCCTACGCCGACTGGGTGGTAGCCAATGACATCGCCAATGGCGCCCGGGGCGATGAACCGGCTACCAGGGGAGAAGTTTGGGCCATGCTGCAGCGTATGGCCGATAAAATCAAGGAGGGGGTAATCTGATGGACAAAATCAAACTTGCAATTACGGGGCTCCTGGGGACCCTTACGGCCTTCTGGGGGTGGTTCGGCTGGCTCACCATTGCTTGGGTGTTGGCTATGATGGCCGACATCTTTACTGGCATGGCCGCCGCCCGGCGTAATGGGGAGTGGGCGTCCTCTGTGGCTTGGGACGGGCTTTGGCGCAAGGGTGGGTGCATTGCGGTGGTACTCATCACGGCTGTCCTTGACCTGGTGCTTGGCCAACTCCTGGCCACCATGCCGGACGCTTTGCCGTTTACTTACACTACGCTCCTGTGCCCCTTGTTGATTGGCTGGTATTTGCTCACCGAGGCGGGCAGCATCATTGAGAACGCCGGCAAGATGGGGGCTCGTATCCCGTCCTGGCTGGGCTTTGCGGTCTCAGTTTTGAAAAAGCAGGTAGACAATGCGGCGGACCCGGAAGGGAAACCGCCCGATAAATAACATAACCCCCGAGGAGCATATCACTCCTCGGGGGCTGCTTTTTTGGACTTCCGCTTTTCTGCGGCCCGGCGGTTTTTGGCCGCACGTTTATCCTTGTTTTTGGCCCAGTAGGCGTTCTCCTTTTCTCGGATGGGCGTTGGGTCCGCCTTGCGTTGTGCGTTCCGTTTGGCGTTTTTGGCGGGGTAGTAGGTCGCTTTGTGGTCCTGGTTCCACTTGCGTGAGGCGGGCCGATCTACCTCCCGTATGCCCTCGTAGGCACATGCTGGACAGTATTTCTGCCGGGCATTGTTGACTATATACTCCTTGCCGCAGCGGGTGCATTTGTCCACGCTTCCGATGGCCCGCTCCGGGATCCTACCCTTCGCACGATAACGGGCGCTTGCCTCCTTTTGGCGAGCCTCCCGGCACGGTGGACAATACCAAGCCCGTGGGCCGCCTGGAAAGGTTGCCCCACACTGCCGGCAGGTGCGGAGAAGTACTACCGCTGCCATTATATCAGCGCCCTGGGGTCTACCCCCAGGGCGTCAGCGATGGCCAGCAGATTCCGGGCAGTCAGATTGCCCGCTTCCGCTTCCCCCAGCTCCACCCGTTGGATTTGACGTATGTTGATGCCAGAGGCGTCCGCAAGCTGCTGCTGAGATAATCCCTGCTTTGCCCTGATCTCCTGGAGGGGAATGGCGGTATGGTCTATTGTAGCCCGACGGAGCGCTTTGCCGCCACGTGCTGTCCAGGCAATGATAACCTGCCCCCCAATGGAGTTGAGTGTGAGTTCGCACGCGCTCCCGTTGGGTGCAATCACCTGGTTTTCTCCGCACTCGTTGGTTACATAGGTATAGCCATCTGGCAGAACAACGTCAATCTCGTCATATATTTGATCAGGACTGGGACAATTAAGAACAATGCTGTCCCATACATTGGCAAACTCAGAGTAAACTCGATAACACTTTATGATCATGCTTATTCCTCTTCCACTTTTTTTGTATGCTTGTACGTGGGCGCAGATCCAGTACGGTAGGGGTTATAACCCTCTTCGCCCTCGTTATAGCAGTCATCATACTCTCTCTCCATCGCTTGGCGGACTGCGGTTTCCATCGGGGGCTTGGTGATGTGGGCATCCTCATGATCCATGTCCTCGGACACATCGGTGCTATCCTCCAGACCCTCAGAAAATCGAACTATGGCTTCGGCGCTGCAGGTCCCATATCCGTACAGGGTAGAGTAGTCGCTTTTAAGAATCTCGTAAACTACCGGGCATTCCTCGCAAAGCATACCAAGATAACGGTTTTCGCGGCTATGGACCATGTAACCGTGTGCTTCGATTTTGCTGATCGCCTTGTTCAGGACGGCTTCCAGCTCCTCGGGGGCATTTGCATATCGCTCGAAGAACTCACGCTCCTCCCGCTCCCGCCGCTCAATCATTTCTTTCCAAGTTTCCATTTTTATCCTCCTATCCGTGGTTCCCTTTTGTTATGGCTTTATTATACGCTAATATTAGCGGCATGTCAAGAGGAAAATCAAAAAAATTCAAAAATTTTTTGGGGGAAGGAAAGCCACCTTCCTGAGCGACGCAGGAGGGGACGGCGTGAGCATTTTTGTGAGCATTTTCTCTTTCCGGGGTGGTATTTTACCATCAAAAAGCAAAACAACTGTTCCATTGGTGGAACATGGAAGAGAAGAATGAAGCCATTGGGAGAGTAAGAAAACCCCCGGAAACCTTGCGGCTCCGGGGGTTGTTCTTCTGGCGCAGAAGGAGGGATTTGAACCCTCGCAGAATATTTCAAACGCTTACTGTCGCAATGGTGTATTTTGCTCGTGAGCATTTGCGTGAGCATTTTTCTCGCTGAAAAAGCCAGAAAAAGCATCTTCATAGCGCTGCATATCGGCCTGGGCAATGTGGGTGTAGATCCTCCGCATGGTGCCATAATCGGACCAGCCGCCGATCTCCATGGTGACTTGCTCCGGGACCTGAAGGTGATAAGCGAGGGAGGCGAAGGAGTGCCGGAGCCCGTGCATGGTCACCGGAGGGAGCTTATTGGCGGCACAGATGCGGGCAAGAGCCTGACGCAGGGTCTCGGTCCGTAGAGTTGGGGACACCAGCCCGGAGGGCTTCTGGGCGGCCTCCAAGGCCTTCTGGAGCTGGTCCATGAGGATGGGCACGTAGCGGTTTGATGTGCGGTTTTTGGTCTCTTTCTTGTGTACCATCTTATGATCCCGGCCGGGGACAGCTGCGCCGGCCACCCGTATGCGCTTATGCTTCAGATCCACATCCTCCCACCGCAGGGCCATGAGCTCGGACATACGCAGACTGGAGAGGGCCAACAGAAAGGGGATCTCATACCGATTTCCCCTGACGGCAGCGCGGAAAATCTGAATCTCGGTGGCGTCCAGAAATACTCGTTCCTGGGGGACTACTTGCGGCAGAGTTACATCCGGCGGTTTCCGGCCGGTGGCCATCTTGAGCGCCGGGCGAATGAGCCCCCAAGCATTCTTCAGGGTCTTGGCGGAGCAAAGTGTGGCTTCTGTGTTGACAGCTGCGATCAGATCGGTGTCCTCCAGCTGTTCCAGGTGCGTATCCATGATGCCCTTAAATCGATTGCGCTTGACGATGTCATACCCCCGGAGTGTGGCGGGGGAGAGGGTATTGGTCCGGCTGTCAATGTAGGCGTCAATGGCTTGCCGCAGGGTGGGGAGCTGGGCGGTGTCCACCGGGGCGGCACGTTTGCCGGCCAGATACTCGGCCTTGATGATCTGGGCTTGCCTGACGCACTCTTTCTCGGTCCGGGCGTTGACCGTGATGCTCTCGCCTCCCAGGCGGAGCTGGATGTGCCAGGTGCCGGAGGGCAGCTTGCGGGCTTTGGGGATCTTCATGGCTTCCCCACATCCAGCACCTTGGTGTTATTGACCGAGATGCAGTATGGCGTGTACGATTCACCGTCGTCGGTCATCATGAGGTATATATTGCCGTATTCCCGCGGCGCCCAGACTGTGGTGGTGCCGTCCGAATTATGGAGCACGAGCCAGCCCGTGGTCTGGAGAGGTCCATAGTTGACCCCGGGGGCATACTGGTCCAGGGCCACGGTAGCGGTGGAGATGGCAAGGCGATCCCACTCAGCCGCCGCCTTGGCCGCCTTTTCCCGCTGGCTGGTGATAGCAAAGACTGCCCCCCAGCAAAGCACTATGATGATAAGGCAGGTGATCACCACGGGCTTGAAGATCCTATTGATCAGCGGCTTTTTGACGGCATTGGGCTCATAAACATATATCGGTCTGGGCTGAGCACCCTGGAAGGGCCCCACATCTCCCAGCTCCTCCAGCTTATCTACCAGCGCCGCAGCGGTCGTGTAACCAATGCCAAGTTGCTTTTGCAGGGCTGAAATATTGACTGTTTGGACTGTTTTGATATAGGCCCGGGCACTCTCGATCAGGTCTTGAGGTAGGTCCGGCTTTGGCCTGGGTTGATATTGCACGGGCGCCGCCGGGATGTCGAGTATGCGGATGACAATGTTACACCCGTAAGATTTGCCATCATAGCCACCGGTGATCTCGGAGATCTCTGCCTCCACCATGCCAGCATCCACATCGTCCACTATTTCCTCGGCTATCTCCCGGGAGAGATAGCCAATATGGTCGCCATCACAGTACACCTTGATGGCGTTGTCATCATACTCGTTGTCTGATTCATGCTCCAGCTCCAACGGTGACCCGTCAACCAGGTCCTCGAGCAGGTCCTGGATGCGCTCATCGCAATCGTTTTTCTTCGTCACACCCACAACCTTGGTGTGAATCTCCCGCAGTACCGCCATTATAGTGCCTCCCTCCGGTGTCGAAATTCGACACCGCTATTTTTTTATCCTGCCGAAGGGCAGGTGGATCACATTGCTTGCGGTTTGGCTTCCCCCTGGGTCAACCAAGGGGACAGGGCCAGGGACACCATATCCCGGGCCCGCGCATCTGCCAGGCGGTAGGCGGACAGTAGCTCCAGCTCGGCCCCCTCCAGCTCCAGGCCGCCGGCAGAGGGCAAGACCTCGCCCAAGAGCTCGCTGGTGGTGACGCCCAGGTATTGGGCCAGCTGCTGGACGCGATCAACCGAAGGCGTTCTCCCCCGTTGAATATCGCTGATAAAGCTACCACCTACCCCGGATTCTTTACAGGCGTTAGTGGGCTTGACCCCTTTTTTCAAACAATAGAATTTGACGTTTTGCACAAAAACCGCATTGTCCATTTGGGTCACCTACTTATATAGAAATTGGCAATATCATACAAAAATAAAAAATATCGAATTTGTGCGTTGACAATTCGAGATTGCGGAATTATGATATGAATGTAAATCAACGAGAGGGGGTGAAGGGATGAACATTTTGCTCGGCGTGCTTATTTTTTCCCTGTGTGTATTGGTGGGCGGCTTAACCGCCTTCATGCTGCTGGCCCTGTGGGAACTATGGAAGGAGATTCACGATGAATGAGAAAGAGATCCTTGATCGACTCAACCGGATCGAGCGAATCCTGCTCAAGTCGCCCGAGGTCCATGCAGCCGTTTTTATCACCATGTGGGAAGAGTGGCAGATGGCTCGGCTTCGAGGCCTGTCGGCCAAGGATCTGTGGGAGATCATTCCGCCCACTTTTGAGGGACAGGAGAGCCCAAAGGAAGAGCCGGCAGCGCCGGAAGAGCTCATTCGGTCGATTCTGACCGAGAAGTTGAGTGATTCTGGCCACCCTCAAGCACCACCAACTGAGGACGATAGGCCTCAGGCGTGAAGGTCAAAATGCCCATCTCAGCCAACATGGTCATCGTCATTTGAACGGAAAGCCTTGTAGCCAGGCGGAGGGTGTTGATAGAAAGTTTGCTTACGGAATTTTCCCATCCGTCGTTCCAATCTAAGCCATCAGCCAAGCCCTGCGTAATAGCGTCTTGGTTATCCAGAAGACTTTTTGAGACCTGATCCGCAATGATTTCGCTCAGTTTAACCTGTTCTACACCCATTTTTATTCCCCCACACTATGAATTAAGTTCATTTTACCATAAACGGGGACAAGCCGCAAGGGGAGGGAGGTGAAAATATGAAGAAAATCAAAGAGTACCGGGAGTTGCGTGAGCTGTCGCAGCGGGATCTGGCCAACTATCTGGGGGTCGATCAGTCAGCAGTGGCCAAGTGGGAGACCGGGGTGTCTCTGCCGTCGGCTGATAAGCTGCCTAAGCTGGCTCAGATCTTGGGATGTACCATTGATGAGCTATACGATACCACAAACGAGGAGTGAGCACCATGGACAAAATGGCGGAGAACGCCCTGAAAAGGGCAAGAAGAAACAAGGGGATCACCCAAGAGAAGGCCGCGGAAATGTCGGGGTACTCGGTGGACGCGATCCAGGCCTGGGAGGCCGGGACCCGCCGGGCCTCGGTGGAGGTGCTGGACACCCTGGCGGTCTGTTATGACGCTCCCTGGCTGGCGGGTATGTACCTGCGGGAGCAGTCCCGGGGGAGTATCCACGCCACTATGCCGGAGTTTGAGCCCGGGCGCCCGCTGCCGGTGGCAGTGATGGGGCTTTTGGACCGCATTATGACCTTCTCGGAGCTGCACCGGGACCGCCGGCTCATTACCCTGGCGGCCGACGGCCAGATCGACTCGTCGGAGCGGGAGGAGTATGACAAAATCATGGAGGACCTGCAGGAGATCTGCAAGGCCGCCATGGAGCTAAAATTTGCAAAGGAGGGATCGTGATGCCCAAGCTGAGGCTGACTGACCAGCAGCAGAGGGAGAAGGCCCTGAAGCGGGTGATTGCCCGGGTACGAGTGGATAATGATCTGGACGAAGAGGAGGCGGCCGCCGCCTTTTTAGGGGTGCCACATACCTCCTGGTATCGGCAGATCAAGGACCCTTATCACTTCTGGGGCTTTGACAAGGCCGCCGCGAAGCTCCGCCGGCTGGAGGTTACCGACCGGGAGCTCTGTGAGATCTTCGGGGTGCCTTATGCCCCAGACAGGAGGGAGCAATCATGTGCCTGAGAAAAAAAGAAGCCCTCCGGGCTGCGGGAACAGCATCGGAGGGCAGCAGATCAGAGACCTGCTATGTGGACAAAAGCATTTTACCACGTTATTTCGCATTTTGCAAGGCTGGAGGGCCTATTGAGGGGGAAGTACAATGAAAAAACTGCTGCTCAGCTGCGAGATTGAAATGGATGAAAGTACAGGTAACGTCACGTCTAATGTCAAAAATAAAGGGCACCAGATCCTGGTTCCCATGGCAATCGCGAATTTGTGTTATAGCCACTTTAGAAATTCCCCACAAGTGGACCGATCGATGATGTACGAGGCTTTTCTGCGGGCGGTTTTTGGCATCTGCAAGGATCTCGACCGTAGAGATATGACTATCATTGATGTTGATAAGTTAGCCAAAAATGGGGGAGGCGGCGGCCATGGCTGAGGAAAAGGGCGGTCTTTGGGCGGTAATACCGGCGCCGGTGCGGAGGGATGACCACCTGCCTCCCAATGCCAAGCTGCTCTATGGGGACCTCTCCGCCCTGACCTATGAGACCGGCTACTGTTACGCCTCCAACGAGTACTTATCCGGGCTCTACGGCTGGACAGAGCGGACGGTGCAGCGGCTTTTGTCCGCGCTGGAGGAGCGTGAGTTTATCCGGGTTGAACAGATCCCAGGGAAGGAGCGGCGGATTTTTTGCGGGGTGACAGTGTGGGCAGGACCCCCGACAAAAATGTCACCCCACCCCCGACAAAAAAGTCGGGGGACCCCCGACAAAAATGTCACCCCACATAATAATGTAGATAAAGACATTGATAAAGACATAGATAATCCCCCCCCAACCCCCCAAGGGGGGGGGGGGGGGAGAACGCCCAAAAGGGACCCACAGGGATTTGCAAAATACTGGGCCTAC